GGCTAGTTTAAGTCTCAGCACCACAGCATCCAAATCTTCAGCAAAGAATCTCAAATGCCTTGCTGACCCTGTTCTTCGGGTCTTGCACGTAAATACAAATTGTGGGCACCTTGACGGGTGTGAAGAACATAAAGTGCCGCTACTCAATGCTAGTCCGGTAATTGTCATGGCAAACTGCCATCACAATCAAATCGAGTCTTTCCAAAAGAGATATCTTAAGGAGACACCTGATGAATCGGCTAAAGATCTTAATTGGCACTTAATTCACAAAATAATCTCACAGCTGGCTGGTAAAATGCGGAAACTTTACAAACCAGAATTTTCTTTTAATCAGTTTGTCAAGGACAAGCCTGGTGCAGCTAGACGGCGGTTCCTAAAGGCTTATAAACAGTTGCTTGACAAGCCACTTCCGCTACCAAAAATCTCAAAAATTTCAGCGTTCGTTAAAAACGAGCGCTATCTTGATGAAGGAAAGGCTCCACGTCTAATTATGGGACGTGATCCTCGGTTCAATATACTTTATGCTAAGTACATTGCTAGACTCGAAGAAGCATTCTTCGCATTACCACAAGTTGCTAATACATGTGACTTTTGGGAGTGTGGCGAAAAGTTTGCAAAACTGTTCGCCAAATCTAGCAGCATGTTTGAGAATGACATGTCAAAGTATGAAAGTTCACAACGCAGACTCTATCTTTCTCTGGAGTTTTTGGTTTATGCCATGGTTGTGGAACCTCATGAGGTCAAGGACTTGCAAGTCCTCCATGCAGTGAAAATGGTGAAAGCCGGACACACTCAGGCTGGAGTCACTTTCTTCTTCAAGTATTGTCGTGGGTCCGGTGACATGGACACCGGGTTGGGCAATGGAGTGGGCAATTATATAGCGACTATGTATTTCAAAATCGTAAATTTTTGCCCTCACAAGACGCTGTGCCACATGGATGGCACTTGTTGTGACTATGACGGGTTTGTCGTTAAGGGCGACGACTCCTATGGCACCATGCCCGAAGGATGGACCAAATCAGTAATCAACACTTATTCATGGTTTGGTTTGGACGCAAAATTAATCCTCCGCCCCGACGCAAGGTTGGTAGAGTTCTGTTCTGGTCATTTCATCAGACTCTCCGAAGGCAGATTTTATTATGTCCAAAAATTGCGGAAACTTATAACTTCCCTTGGCGTCATCATCAACCCTGACGTCGTCCGCAATGGTTGGGCAGCACATTATTACCGTTCGCTTGGTGATATGTATTCTGTCTTATATGGTAATATCCCCATATATTCGGATTTGGCCAAATTCCTGAAAACCGCTAGTGAAAAGTTTCGCATCAACATTAATCTTGTTGGTGAAAGCTATGGCCACGCTCAAGCATTCTCTCGTAAACAACGTAATGTCGAAAAGATAGACGTCTGCCACGAGACGATCCTTGACGTATCCTTGGTAAATG